TAAATGGGCTTCACGCCCTCATAAATTTCAGTTGTAAAAATACTATTTTGTGGCGTGATGGTCGTGATCTTCCACCCGTGATTCACTGCGCTGATTCCGCCCTGTTCCTGCTCGCCTTGGTTCTTCAGCATCTTGTTAATCATGTCTACCCCTTGCAGCGCGATTAAGACATCTTCTGCGAAGCACGTCACCTGTAAGACAATATCTGCCGTATCTTTCCCCGCTCGCTGGTTCTCGCCACCGCCAGAAACAGGGACAAAAACACAGTACGGGTATGCCGTTCCCTGGGGAGCTTGGTCATAGAATACGCGCTCTTCAAACAGCGGTATCTGTGGCAGGTGGTCTTTCATCGTCCGCAGCAGCGCTTCAATGGCGATCACTTTAAACCCTCACGTATCCTTGCAATAAAACGATCCTTCGCCCGTTCAAACGCCGGGCGCAAAAATGGACGCGGCTTTATGCGGCTCGTCCCCACTTCCAGATAGTAGCCATACTCCATACCATCTTCAACGCGATACCCGTTGCTCACCTTGCGAAACCGCAGGCTTGCCCGCAGCGCTCCCGTATCCACATTCGGCGGATAGCCCGCTTTGCTGGCGACATGTACGATCTTCCCGCGTTTGTAGCTCGCCCCGGGGGGACTGCTGCCCATGCTTTTCTGGGCATCTTCCACAATCCCGATCGCCGTTTCCCCAAGCACCCGATCCACCAGCAACGGTTGCTCTCGGATCATCGCTTGCAGCTTCTTTTTGTCCAACTGACTAAACTTCGCCATAATTCACTTCTTCCGCTGCTCTTCTCCCCTCCCTGCCAGCGGGGAGGGTCAGGGGTGGGGTGGGTGAGGTTGGGTTAACGCATCCGCCTTGCCCGCACTTGCACCTCGTTACCATCCGTGTGCTTATCGAGTATCCCGATAATTTCATGCGTGAATCCGTTGGCGATCAGGCGATAGTCATCTCTAATTTCCGTCCCGGCGGGCAGCGCAAAGCGGTAACTGTCCGTCAGCGTTTCCCGCCCGGCGATCTGTTCCGCGCTCCCGTGTGCGCCTTGTCTTTCGGTGATGATCCGGCATTTCACCGTCGCGGTATCTTCAAACTCTTCCACCGCCGCGCCCACCGCGTTCACCTTCGGCATTCTCTTCTGAATTGTGCAGGTCTCCGTCATATATTGTTCGGTGATCCGCTTCAAATACGCTAACGTTTGCTTATCCATCGTCTTTCCTTACGGGTTCCCCCTCTCTGAAATCGGAGAGGAGGCTAGGGGGTGAGGTTATGTTTCTTCCTCATCCAATCGGCTAACCGGAATGTGTGTCGCCGTTGCCATCCCTATTCCAAACTCCTTGAGCTTGTTTCTTAGGATGACTTTATAGCCTTCGCGGGCAGTCTTGTTATCCACCTGTAACCAGTCTGCCTTAACATTCGGCTTGCTTAGCTTCGTGATGATATACCGCAGCCCGCTAATCACCGCCTGCTGTTTGCTCCCCGTTTCGCTGATGAGCGATGTAATAAGCTCATCGCTCAAATACGCTTCAGCTTCGCTTGTGTCGCCCGTATGAAAGCGCACATAATCCCGCTCTACCGATAGATCGAAGGTAAACGTAAACGTCATTCTATGATCCTTCGCACATACGGACCGCAAAAGTTTTGCGAGCCGTCCGGGTTACTGGCGATTGAATACCAGTACCATATCCACCATTCCCGCCGCGACGGGCTATAGTAGATGTTGTACTGTTGGCGTTCCGCAGCGGGCTGGCTATCGTCCATGCTCACGGGCAGCTCTCCCAACGGAATTAAGTCGGCAGGCTGATCCTTGTAGCCCTCGCCCATGACGAAGATCGCCTCATCTCCCCATAATTGCCGGAGATACGTACACGCGCTGCTCGTCGTTTCAATGCGCGGCTGCTGCTGGAGATCATCACAACCCACCAGCAGCATCACCAAAACCAGCCACAAAATCCCGATTTTCTTCCCGCGCATGATTCCTACTCCTCGACCAATAACGTGACTACCAGCGAACCCGCGTCAGCTTGCGCCACGCTCACATTGACATAATCATCAATCGGCATTTCGTCATAGATTGCCGTGAGATCAGCCCCCGCCGTATCATCCAGCAGCGCCCGCGGATAAAACCACGCATCCGTGTTCGCGTTGGCTTTTGTCAGCAGCGTTTGCACCGGTGCGCCTGCCGTCGTAATCGTTACGTCTGACGTATTCGGTAAATCGGTGTAATCCAGATGAATTGCTTTTAGGCAGCCATTGACCGGGCGGGAGGTCTGCCCCGTTCCCGTTGCAGCCCCCGCGCTCCCTGTCGTTGTCACCGTGATTTTGTACGTGCGGATACCCATACCGCCCCCTTAGCTGTCTACTGCGGGCAGGATAATCCCCGACGCGCCTAGCGCATTCGAGCAGTAATTTTCGGCGTATGCCATGCCCGTGCCACTGAGACCAACCACCGTATCTTTGAGATTCGCGATCCGGTTATCCGCCACGAACCCGGTACTGCTGTTGTGGCACGCTACGCCTAAACCCGCGCCCGTTTCGATGTTGATAAATGTATTGCCGCGAATCAGCAGATCAGTGCTGGCAGCCGCCGACAAGTCCACCATCTGGCTGCTGAACTGTCCGCGAATGTAGGAGTTCGTCAGGCGCAAGCGATCCGCCGCCCCTGCCGCCTCAATACATCCTGTCGCCCCGCCTGCCAGCCCGTGAAAACGGAAATCATCAATCACGACGTCCGTACATGCCGCCGCAATCGCTACCCCGATCAAGAATTCTTTGTTCGCCGCGCCGTCTTTCATTTCGATGCTTTGCAGCGTTGCACCGTCCGCCGTTGCCGCCAAACTGATCCCTGTCACGATGTTGTCAATATCGCCCACTAGCACCAGATTTTGCAGCAGCACATTCGCCGCGGTCACGCTCACAATCGAAGCGGTTGCGCTGAAAGTCAGCGTCGGACGCAGCGACCCGCGCCCTAACCCGATAATTGCAACCCCCGCCACATTCACCACACAGGAGCTTGCCCCGCTGATCGTTTCCGCGTGACCGGGCATGACGATAATCACATCGCCCTTGCTGGCGGTACACAGCGCGATTGCCTGTGCAATTGTCGCTTTGGGCGTGCTGGGGGTTTTGCCATCATAGCTGGTATTACCCGAACCAGAATGCACGAAAAACACGCTGCCCGTCGTTGGCGGGAAACCCGGTAAAACGGGCATCCCGAAGCTAGTTAGCCCGTTGGGGAAATTGGTAAAGCTCATGATAACCCTCTTTCTGCCAACTATGGCTTAAGTAACATTGTGTCCACGAATCCAGCGCCAATCATCACAGCCATAGCTGTAATGCAGTTTGAGTTCATAGACCACTTCGGTGGTGGTTTCGCGCACCAGCATAATCATCAACTGTTCGCGGGTGTACCACTTTAACGACATATCCCGCAGCACTGAATCCATGATCCACCAATTGTTGATATCTGTCAGCCGCAACCATGGCAGTACCGACCATTTCCCCGCTTCAGGATTGATCGCGTTATTGCCTGTCCCCGGCTCTTGTGCGCTCTGGGTGATCTTCCGCGCCGTGTTTTCCAATTCCAGCGGCACTAAAATTTCATTTGCCATCGCCCCGATGACATTGCCCTTGTCATCTTCAACCTTACTCATCGTGATCCGCGAGTTGGTCAGGTTGTCTTCAGTGAGTGGGGTAGTGGCAAGGTTGCTGGATGTCGTTCCCGTGGCGTGTGGGCTAACCGGATGATCGCTGGCACACAACGCCTTGCCATCAGCGCGTAACGTGGAAAACGAATTAATGAAGAAGTTCGCCGCGTCATTTTCCATTTTCACTTCCGCGCTGCGTCCCGCCTGCATCAACATTTCAGTGACGGTGTTCCCCACTTTGTTGTTGATGATGAGTTTGTGCGGAATAATCAATTCCACCGGATATTCACGATGGGTATACGTTTCGGTATACAGTTGGTCTAGCCCAAGCTGCCCCTTCTTGCCCGACGCACCCCACACATCCCATGCGCCTTGCGCCATGCCGCCCATTCCGACGCCTTCTTCGAAGGCTTGGTCGCTGGTCAATTGGCGAAATAAACGGGTTCGCATCGTGGGAACTTTTGACATCCCCAGATCAAAATAATGTTGGATAATCGGCTGTAACAGCGCATCCAGATTGCTTGCTCGCATCGTCATTTGCTAATCCTCAATTCTCGGCTTAAACCGTTATGTATAGGCGTGTTTCGCCGGGTTAATACGGACAAGCGTGCGTTCCGACGCACTGGAATTCGCTACGACGATGAATTCCGCATTGCTGGAGGTTGCCACTGTTTGCGCTCCGGTTGTGCCAGCAATATCTAGCGTCGCGCCAATGCTCCGCGCATTCGGATCATAGACCGAATACACCGCATCCAGATCAACGATAACCTCAATCTGGGTAGTGCTATCCGTCCCTGCTTTCGTTTCGATTGCGATTCCCAACAAATTGGTATCGCCCGTTGCCGCCAAATCCACTTCACCCGATTCAGCGTTTAACAGATCGCCCTTCGTGAGCGTCTCCGTGTCCTTAAAATAGAGTTTTTGCACCGTCGGCACATCACCACTTAAGCGATATTCGTACCGAAAGCCATACAGTGTGTCTGCCATATTCCCTCGCTATTTCTGAATTTTCTCTAACGCCTTAGCGTATTGCTCATGGGTCATCCCCGCTGCTTTCGCCATGGCTTGTTGTTCAGGTGTCAAAGACGATGAAGAAACGCCTCTGCCCGTTGCCCCCGCGTCCGTCTGGGGTGGGGTAGGCTTCCCAATGATCCCTTTGGCTTTCGCCGCTTTAACCTTGGATAGCCGTTCCGCCACATCCCCATCCGCGAACAAAAATCGCATGTCTTCCGGCACGCTTTCCAATTCCGCTGTCAGATACTCCGTCAGCGTTTTTTCCAGCGTTTCAGCCCGGCTTGCCTTCGGCTTCAGTTCGTTGATGACCGCTTCATGTTCCCCGCGCTTTAGCCGTTCTTCTTCATCTCGTTTGGCTTGCGCCTGCTCGAGTTTTTGCAAGCGCTCATTCAGTTCATTGCGCTCTTTGATGACTTGGCTAAAACGATCGTATGGAACAGTTTGCGGTGTGCTGGCGCTACCATCAGTGTTTTGCGTCCCTGCGGACGAACTTGCGCCGCTGTTGTTGGTTGGATTTTCGTCAGCCATTGCCCAATGCCGACCCAATACCAGCCCGTGCCGATTACGTTTGATGAACATGCTTACCCCCGCGTTTAACGTCCGCGTGACGAGCAAAACGCGCCCAACCTCAGCGCGTCGAAGAATACGAATTTTGTTTTATCCCCCGCCGCCCTTCACCCCTCTCCGTAGACGGAGAGGGGCAGGGGGTGAGGTTGGGTGAGGTCGGTTCGTCCGTGAACCACCCGTGAGCATTCACGGTACTCAAGTCGTCGGTTTTATCCCTACCCAACTCCGCAAGGAGACCGAAGGTAAATATTGCCCTTATATCCAGTCCGTACTAGCCAACTTTCATGTTACGGGCGTGGCATCGCATTCTCGAACACGGATTTCCGTTCCCCCCATACTTCAGGGTACTTGAGGATATGAGTAATGTCCCCCCGCCGCCCTTCACCCCTCTCCGTAGACGGAGAGGGGCAGGGGGTGAGGTTGGGTGTGTGCCATAAAGCACTTTCTACCAATCACCTACTGCGGATACTTCACGGCGATCAGCATATCCCACGCCGCCGCCTCTGTCGCCCCGCGCACGCTGAGAACCTGCCCGCCCTTCATCGCGGCATAGTCTCCCGCGTCTTGCAAGACGACGCTAAAGCCCCGCTTCTGCAATTCCCGAATCCGCCCGGCACGCACATCCACCGGCACGTAATCAGGCTCAATGTCTTTTTTATCTTTACTGGGTGGCATAATCCGCTTCCGTTTCTACCAGAGCATCTGATAGCGCTTCAATCAATTTTCGCGTTTCATCCATACTGAGCTGTATCTGGAGCGCTTCCCCGCCATTGCTCACCGTCATGTTGACCGTTGGCTTGTGGAGATCAGGCACGACTAGCACCGCCCCCGTATCTTCAGCATACGAGTTCACCACCACTACCGCCCGCGCAATTCGGTTTTCACGATAGATTGTTTTTATTTGTGGCATAATAATCCTTCGCTTGCCCACCTAAAATTCCTTTCAGGCTGGCTTCCTGTATCGCATCCCCAAACAGCGGATCATCGTAAAACTTCACGAAATCCGCCAGCTTCACCGCACCAGCGGCATAGGCGTTGTAGTTCCCTTGCCCCATGAACGTTTTTTGCCAGTTGGTTTTGTGCGCCCGCAGCCATTCCTCTCCAGAGGAAATCGCCACGTCGCGCCCATCAACAACATACGTCTGGCGAAACGGCTCATTCGCCCGCGATTTCGGCACTGCGATACCTACGCACCGCCCGTTACGGTGATCGTTCACGCGCTCACCCACTGCCAATTTTTTGCCATGCAGCGCCACGCACGCTAAGCACGTCCGGTCATCCAGCGCCGCCACCCGCACGATATACGCGATCAAATCCGCATTCGCCACCTGATGCACCACCGCGGCATCCCGCAGGCTCGTTAACTGCGTCGAGCGCATAATCTGTTCGGCGGTGGATCGTGGCAGGTTCTTCACGCTCTCTGCCAGCCGCGCCGCCGTCGTGCGTGGATTTTGTCCCGCTGCGAAGCCTGCAATGATGATGTTTTTGGCTACATCCAGATTTTTAGTTTGGTATGTGCCTAGTTCCTGTTCCCATGCCGCGCTGTCCACATACTGAACGAGCGCCGCTACTGCTTCGGGATCAGGCTGCCGATACGCCGCGCTGATCGTGGCATCCTGCGCGAACATCGTCTGTTTGGTCAGTTCGCCCGCTGCCGTTGCCGCGTTGCTGGCGAGCGATGGGCTAACGCTGTCCATCAATGCCCGATTCGCCCGCAACGTCTTTTCAAATTCATCCAGCAGGGCAGCCGCTACCGCGCTATTCGGGGATACCGGTCCCAACGCCGCCGCGTCCGCAAATTCCTTCAGCCGCAGCGCCAGCCGCCCATCCTGCGCGGGCTGGGCAATCGCCGTAACAACTGCCGCCGTTGCCCGCGTATATTCGCTATCTATCAATGACGATAGCAGGCGGCTAATCTCGTCGGGAGCAGGAAACGCCACGTTACGCCACCGCGATTCCGCTGTTGAAAATGTTCAGCTTGATGCGGGCAGCCGTTGAGGCAACACCCAGAATCGAGACGTAATCCCCACTGGTCAAATCCGCCAGCGGCGCAATCCCGCCTGCCGTTGCGCTCACCACGTACACCGTCCCCACCGCCACCGTCGCGCCGATAGTAATTTCGCCGCCGTATTGGTATTTGATGGGCTGATTCAGTGCGCCGCCGTTCAACGCGATCCCCTTGCACACCGATTCCGCAGCGGTATCCGCGTCTGCTTTCATCAGCTTGCCAGTGGTCGAGTTCAAATATACAACTTGCCCCGCCGTGATGGTTTCCCCTGCGACCCCTACCGCCGTTTGTTCATTGGCGTAAGGTACAACACTGGTTGCCGTTACCGAAATGTCTGCCATTGTCTTCTAGCCTCCCATAAGGACTATTCTGTAAACTGGTTTGTCCCCACTCCTGTAAACGGGGTGAGGTTGTTCCCCCTCTCTGAAATCGGAGAGGGGGCTAGGGGGTGAGGTTAAACGTCGGCACGCCCAACCGCGCCATCCGTGTCCGTTCTTCACTCTCGCTCATATCCGCGATCTCTTGAATTTTCTGATCCGTCCACCCGAAGACAGGGGCAATCAGCCGCAGATACTCAATGCGCGGGATAAACTCTCGCACCGCGTTGGCGTTGGCGATCACTTCCGTATCGTTCCGCACCTCCGCCCCCACCCACTTTGCCGTAAATTGGCTGTAGGCTGGCGGACGGCTGCCATACGTATCCTGAATATCCCACGCCAGCTTCATCACGTCCTCCCATGCATTCCCCAATGAGACGTGAGCGCTGCGGATTTTCGCCAGCATCCCCGCTTCACGCTGCTTTTTGGCTTCTCCCGATTCCCCTGATTGTTCAAATCCGGGTAGGGG